TTCCATGCTAAATGTTCTATTATCTTCTGATCTTAATGGCACAAGCATCCTATCATCCATTTTTAGCTTTGCCTGTTCTGGGTAAAGCACATGACCAACACCAATTGTCCAAAGATTTGCTGGACATCGATAGGCTTTTTGTCTTACACCTTCATGGTGTTTAATCATGTCTATTGCTTTTTTAGATACTTTCATTTCTTAAATGCCTGTGTTCCAAACCAAAATGATACAACTGATGCCCAGATAGTTTGAGTATCATCATCCCAAAGGATGTTCATGGCATCTGTAAATGCTACACCAGTTTTAATGGCATAGTAAAAGCCAAAAGCATCTACAAATACTAATAGGAAAAATAAGCCATAGGTAATAGTTGGTCTAACCATAGCTCTCATATTGATTACCCATTGGCTTGCACCTTTGCTGATTTCAATATCATGCTGATATAGAGCAACTCTTTCTTGTGTCTGGGATTCAATTTGGATTTGCTGAGTTTTGATGTCCTCAACATGGGCTTGGGCAATATAACCTTTTTCAGCCATTGCCAGTTCTCTTTCGGTCTGCATTCTAGCCATTTCTAGCTCATGGCTTTTATCAGACTTATCTTGAAAATAATTAAGAATGCTAGGCAATCCACCAGACAAAAAAGACACTACAGTAGTAAGTAAAGTAAACATTATGACCCCCAATAAATATACATTCCAAAGGCAATCCAAGCAGTAGCTACTACCCAGCCCCACATCATTAAATTAAAATCATCATTCATATAACACCCAATATAAATTTGAGCCATAAAGTAACTATTAATGCCGCTATAAAGCACCACATTTGCACTCTACGAACTTCTTTTAAATCATGCTGGTATTCTTCATTGTTTTTTCTTTCAAGATTTTCAATATCCAGCTTAATCTTTAAGACTGCTTCCCATTCTTTAGCTCCATGAGCTTTAACAAATTTAATTTTTAAATCAGCTTCTTCATCGCTTATTTGTTTTTTATGCTTCCATGCTTCTAATGCCTTAATTAAAGCTCTTTCTTTTCTTAGTTCGGCTTCTCGATTTGATCTTAATCTGTCTTGTGCTTTTTGTTTCGCAACATCAATAGCATCTTTTTGAATGCCCTCTATGCTTTTAGATAAACCTTTGCTGGCTTCTCTGGCTGAATCAAGGCTTGAAGAAAGGGTTTTGATCCCTTCGGAAAATCCAAATTGATCTGGCATGAATCATTAATGAAGTTTTAATGCTACTGAAAGAAGAATTGCAATAATAAATCCAGCAGAAGCTATTAAGATTTGCTCTAGTCTTTTGAGCCTAGCATTAATGCCTAAATATCTTTCGGCACATACTTTTTCATGGGCTGATAAAGCCGCTTCATTTTTATCAATATTTGGCATAATATAAAACTCATAAATTTAGGTTAATCAGTCTTATATTATCTGTAGAGATTTTATCACTTCTTCTGGCTTGACAAAAGCATCAGGGTTATATTCTGTCAAATCCCACCAAAGAAATTGATTTTGTGCCAGATTATCTCTGCTTTTTAATAAATTGATATTTTCTGGATGCCCAAATATTAATGGATCAGACACAGACCATAGGACAATGCCTTGCTTGCCACATTCCCATGCAAGATGCTGAAAGAAGCTATCACAACCAATCCATGTTCGACATTGGGCTATTAGCTGTCGCAATTCTGAAACAGGCAAATTTTTCCTAAAGTCTGGCACTAATTGTTCTTCTCCTTCAACACCAATTTGAATAATAGGCTCATCTATTAATTCAATTAGCTCTTTCCAATAAGGATAGTTTTTAGGATTTTGTTTGCCATTTACTAATGCTTTGGCATAAGGAGAAATAATAATCATAGGTATAGCTTTTTAAATGCATCTGCCAAAGTGCCTTTCCAATTCCATTGACACATCTTCTTATAAATATTCCATTGGTCAAGATCGCCAAATAAGGCTTGGGCTTCAGCAATTGATCTGCAAGGGATTATCTCAGGATAGCATCCAAAGACCATTGGATTTGGGATAGAACCCAAGATACTATTGAAAACGATATGATCGCCCAGCCCACAATTAAGTACGACAATAGTCCTATCAGAATGACCGACAATATTCCTAAAAATTTGTTCATCATGTTCATACATCTCCCTTTTGGTTTCGCTTCTAATGCCACCTTCTGGGTTCTTCATGTGCCATGTAATTGCATGAGGAACTGTTAAAATCTTATATCCTTTTTGATACAGCCCATAAGTAAATAATGTTTCTTCCCTATGAGCCACTCGCGATAATCCAAGATTGTAGTCATGCACTCCAGCACGATATAGAAATGAACAATGTAAATGCTCTACTTCTTTTGTTCTCTTTATATCATTCCATTGAATATTCGGTTCTGTATCAATATCTGTTATCTTGCCAGTAGATTTGCTGGTATCAAACAAGTTAGGTGGTGTAAGAATAGAGCCACCAACAGCCCCTATATCTTCTATAGATGTGTAGGCTAATAAATTGCCCAGCACATTAGGCTCTGGTATTGCATCATCATCACATCGCCAAACCCAATCAAAGCCCATTGTGTTAGCTCTCTGATGGATATGGTGTTGCCCCTTCTTTTCTGCAAACTGCCATTCCCAAGCTATTTTTTTTATATCTAGCATTTGAAAGAAATACTGGTAAATCATTTCCTTTCGCATATCTTGGGGTTCATCATTATCATCAAATATCATCACCTTATCTGGTGGTGTAGTTTGATTAATAATGGCATTTAAAACCAATGGCAAGGTTGTAAAGTATCTGCCCCTAGTTGCTACAGAACATAGAACTTTAGGCATTGTCCCACCTACAAAGCATTAAGCTAAATTTATCATCTGGGCTAATGTGTGATGTTACATAACCATCTTGGTTAATAAATTCATATTTAAAATCAGGCAAATCTTTTTCTGTAAGACCATGTAATTTATGATGTTCACCCCAAAAGCCTACTGGCTCATTATAAGGAACTGAAATTAGCAATCGCTTACAATGCTTTTTGAGTTTCTCAACAATCTCTAAGCCATTATCTAAATGCTCAATTACTTCAAAAGCAATAATGGTGTCATGCTGTTGAAGTTCTAATGTATTGATGTCTGCATGAACATACAAAGTATTGTTTCGCCAACCTTGCATAGAAGCATATTTGGTAATTTTTTCATCATAATCAACACCTACATAGTAAATGTCATTTGGCAAAAACTGTATTCCATAGCCACTAGAGCAACCAACTTCTAAAATGTTTTTACCTAAAAGGTGTTCATTAGCCCAGATGTAGCGACTAGCTTCTCTGGGATAAACAGGATCACCCTTTAGAAATACTGCTCTTTCAAAGTTGTTTTCTAATTCTTGTCTTATGTTCATATTGTCCTATCATATTAAGCCTTTGGATAAACCAAATCTACTCTTGTTCCAGTTGTAGGCGATGTTGCAAATACAACTGATGTGCCACTTGTTACTGTTACATCTGATGCATTTACCATTTTTACACCATTAGAAAATACTTGAATTTTTCCTGATACATAAGTTTGACTTGTAGTAAATGTAGTTTGTGCCGCAGTAGATGTAAATGAATCATAAATTATTCCAGTAGCATTTCCGCTATAGCCTGAGTATCCACTTATTCCTGAATATCCACTAAAACCGCTTGTGCCTTGTGAGCCATTAGAGCCACTATAACCAGAAATGCCTGATGCTCCATTAGTGCCATTAGTTCCACTATAGCCACTAAATCCAGATGTGCCTACTGCACCAGAATAACCAGAGAATCCACTTATGCCTTGTGAACCATTTGTGCCACTAATGCCAGAAAATCCTGATAGTCCTGATGCTCCAACTGCACCACTAAATCCAGAGTATCCTGAAATTCCTGATGCTCCAACTGCACCAGAGTATCCAGAAATTCCTGAGAACCCAGAAGTTCCTACTGCTCCAGAATAGCCTGATAATCCTGATGCTCCATTAGCACCAGAAAATCCACTAATACCAGATGCTCCATTGATGCCAGAGAATCCTGAATACCCAGATATTCCTGATCCTGAATATCCTGAATAGCCAGATGTGCCTGATGCACCAACAGCACCAGAATAGCCACTAAATCCAGATGTGCCATTAATTCCACTAAATCCCGATAATCCACTATAACCACTAAATCCTGAATAACCAGAATAGCCTGAATAGCCTGATACACCATTAACAAGTGCAAAAATTAAATTACTTGTATTTGAAAAGTTTGTTGTGCCAGTTCCAAGACTTGATGCTAAAGTTACTGGATAAGTCCAATAAGCAGTAGATGTTCCAGCATTAGTAACAGTAGGAGTTCCAGAAATTGTCCAAACTTGATTATTGCCACTTGAGTTTGAATCTTGAATTACAAATTGTTCGCCACTTGTCAATAGTGATAAATAAATATCAATATCAATATTATTTGATGTCAAATGTGAAACATTAATTGCAGTAGCATTTATTTGAGTTGTATTATTCCAAAGAATATTTCCATTGCCCGGATATCCAGATTGTATATTTGCTCTTGCTTGATATTGAAAATAACTTGAGGATGAACCAGTTTCTCCACTAAATCCACTATATCCAGATATGCCCGAATTGCCACTAAATCCAGAGTAGCCCGATATACCACTATATCCTGAGAATCCACTTATTCCAGAATATCCTGATGTTCCTGATTGCCCAGACCAGCCAGAAATCCCACTAAATCCAGATGCTCCTGATAAACCATTTTCTCCAGAATAACCACTTAACCCATTAATGCCTGAGTAGCCACTAAAGCCTGATGTACCACTTACACCATTTTGCCCTGAGAAACCAGAGTATCCACTTGTGCCAGATAGACCTACTGCACCAGAAAATCCAGATTCACCACTAAAGCCAGACAAGCCAACTTCGCCAGAATAACCAGAGAATCCAGAATATCCAGATAAACCTACTTCGCCAGAATATCCACTAATGCCTGAAAAACCACTATCTCCAGAAAATCCACTTATACCATCTTGTCCAGAATAACCACTAAAACCTGATTGACCTTGTGGAACAAATAAAGCCCAGTCTGCGTTTGTGGTTGGTGGATTATCAAAAGGTATTATAGATGCTAATGCAATCCAAGTTTGATTCTCATAAGCAACTATTGAATTTTGAATATAAGAAACTTCAATTACCCAAAAACCTTGCCAATATAAACCTATACCAGAATAGCCACTAATTCCTGAATCGCCAGAAAACCCAGATATACCAGAATCGCCTGAAAAGCCACTAATGCCAGAATCACCTGAAAATCCACTATAGCCTGAGAAACCACTTAGCCCATCTTGACCAGAAAATCCAGATATACCAGAATCGCCACTATAGCCACTATAGCCAGAATCGCCTTGTATAGATTCGCCTGAATAACCAGAAAATCCACTTAGCCCTTGTTCTCCAGAATAGCCAGAAAATCCAGATTGTCCATCCTGACCACTAAATCCACTAAAGCCTGAATCACCTGAGTAACCTGAATAACCAGAATATCCACTTTCGCCTAATGATTCTCCTGAGTAGCCACTAAAGCCACTAAAACCACTTGTGCCACTTCCAGAGTAACCAGATATACCAGACTGTCCATTTTGACCTGAAAAGCCACTATAGCCACTATAACCAGAGTAACCAGAGCCACCAATTACACCATCTTGCCCTGAAAAGCCACTATAACCAGATTGCCCAGATGCTCCAGAGTATCCTGAGTAGCCAGATACACCTTGTGATCCTTGAACACCCTTATCTACTGTAAGAGTAATTTGATTGCCTACAGCTACATCAACATTGACTGTATCGCCATTAGCATTGGTAACTATTAATTCTGCCATGACAATTCCTTAATTGTTTACGATTGCATCAGAACGCACTAGGAATAACAAGAAAATAATCAAGTCATTGGCTGGGGTTGTTCCATTTGCTGGGAAGCTAATCTTAATGCGACCAGAATAGCCAATACCATTTACATTGGCAATGTCTAAACCTACCTGACCTTCTATTAAATCCCAAGCTGTATTATCTATTACAAGGGTAAAAGTGCCACCAGCACCAGTTTCATTTGTAATAGTTAGATCAATAGGATCAGGGGTTGGAGTGTAATCGCTAATATCAAAGGTTAAACCATAACGACTATCGCGAACATTGGTAAGAGTTCTACGAATAATTTGGGCATCTATTGTGGCATCAGATAAATCCAATGGTGTGCCATCATCAGCATTTAAAGCTAAATTCCAATAGGTTTTTTGTTGCCAGACTAATTCACCAGCAATAATTTGATTATCAAACCCACTTACTTGTGTAAGTGTATTTTTATTAAATACAGCCATGATCTCTCCATTACTCGGTTATCAGGGAATGGAACTCCACTCACCCACGAATCATGTATTGTCTTATTGTTTTATTTTACTTCAATACTTGCCTTCAGCAAATACATTTACAAAAACTGTTCCATCTTCTAATGCTTCAATTTCATGCCATTCATTAGCTGGCAAATTTAAAGGCTGACTATTTTTATCAATAGTGTAGCTACGACCTTCAAGGCTTATCAAACAAGAACCAGCATTACACATAGTTGCATGATTAAAATTATGTTCATGTTTTGGCAAACCCTGACCTTTATCTGCGTGATACACATTTAATTGAGCACCATCATAGGTAAAGTTATGCTTGGGAGCAACTGCTTGTATCATTTTCTTTTTCTGTTTGAACAGGCATCCATTTGCTTACATAATTCATTGACTTGTTTATATACCTCAATTGCATTTCCATCACTCCATTTTCTTTTTGAAACATTCGAAATTCAGGAGTTGAATTAGGATAAATGCCATATTCCATTATGCAGATTGAGTTCCAGTTGTATTGGGTTGAGTTGTATCAGGTGCTACATAAGGTTGAATTTCACCAAACTCACCAGCTTTTGCTCTTTCATATAAATCACGACCATGTGGTTCAGGGTCAAAAGAAGTTGCATTAAATGGCAAATCTTCATTTATTTCTTCAAACCGAACTGTTAAATGAATTGCATTACCAGTATCATCATTCCAAACTGGATCTTTAGCATATTTTAATGTAAACATATTTTTTCCTTTTTAAGATACACGACAAGCAACTCCACCCATAGAAGCACCCAAAGGGTTATCAACTACAAACATTATTTTCCATGTCCCTGAAACAGCCCCTTGATTTATTCCAATACTAACCACCCCACCACAACCTGTTCTTAATGAACTTATTTGCAATTGATTATTTCCTGTACCACCAGATAAATTAGTTCCAGCAGAATAACTATTTGTAAAACTAGTGCAAGCAACTAAAGCATAACTACCAACACTATTATAAGATGGACAAGCAACAGTCAAAGTTCCACTAGTAGTAATTGTTCCACCTGATAATCCATTTCCAGTAGCAACTGAAGTAACTGTGCCAGCAGCACCAGTTGCAGAAATAGTTACTGCTCCAGTTGCACCTGATACAGAAATACCAGTTCCAGCCGCAACAGATGTAACACCAGCATTAGTAAGGGTTACAGATGAACCTAAAGCTACTGAACCACCACCACTCATGCCTGTGCCAGCAGTTACAGTAACAGCCGAATTTTGTAATCCAGTATTGCTAGTTGCACCAGATGTATTTAAATTATTCGCAAATTGCGATAGGTTAAAGGCTTGTGTCATTTAGACTGCTCCTGTTCTTGCAAAAGTTTGTTGAACCATAATATTAGTGATTGTAGTAGGTGAATTAGTTAATGTATAGCTTCCAGTTGATGTTGTAAAGTCTGTTCCTTGCTTAAATAAAACTCCATTACTAAACAAATTAAAAGCATTAATATTAAAGGTAAATGGGTAAATTGTTTGTCCTATTACTGTAAAAGCATCCACATTTACTGGTGTTCCATTGGCTACCCCTAGATTATTAGGTGTCCATTGAATTACTTGTAAATCACCAGATGCATTGCCAATAAATGTAATATCTTGTCCACTTATATCATAATCTTGAGCATTGACTATTGTTCCATTAAGAAATAATAACTCAAAACCAGTATTAAGGGTAAACCCTGATGCTGTATAAGTTGCTTGATTAGTCAAAGTTGCACTATTTCTGCTAAAAGATGTATATACCCCAGTTGAAGAATTGACTGATTTAAAGGATGTAATAGTAACAATATCGCCAGTTGTAGCCCCTACTGATAAGGTTATTGTGCCAGTAGAGCCAGCTGTATCGGTATATTCAGATTCATCCAGTAAGCAACCATTTTTCATTACCCAACAATTATTTACAATATATCCAGCAGACCTAGTAACTGTAAATACAGTTTGCCCGCTTGTGGCTGTAAAAATTTGTTGTGTATAGTTAAAATCATCAGGAGTTTCAAAACCTACAACTCGCCCATAAATATCAATAGTTAAATTTGCAACAGCAGAAGTTTTAGTATATGCCCCACCAAAATCTAAATATTGCTGAAGCGATGCAACAATATTTCCTTGATTATTATTGGTAATAGCAATTTCACCAGTTCCTACTGTGGTTGTTCCTGTTGCAATTAATTGTCCTGTTCTTTGGTCAAGATCAATATTGTTTGTGCCATCTGGCAAACCTAACCAAATTGAGGGGTCATATACAAGAGTTGATGTAGGAACAAAAGACCCTGTATTTGCCGCATAAGCCGCAAAGCCAGTAGAAAAACTAAACTTTCTACCAGTTCTGTTTGAATAAAGAAGATAAACTAATGCTCCAGTTGAGCCAAAAGCTGATGGTGCTAAATACCATGTATAGTCTGCTGGGTCTGTGCTGACATCTGTGCCAGAAGTATTGTGCAATCCATAGTAAGTTTTTCCTCTAGGATTTAAACTAAATCCTGTCCCTACAAGATCATTTGCATAAGCAACATTTAAATATTTAAGACTAAATTGATAAGTGCTTGGTCGCCATTGTAATAGTGTGCTATGAGGACTATATATAGATGATGCAAGACTATTAACCATACGACTAAAGAAATACCAATTGCCAGCTGGAATATTGGTTAAGGTTATATTTGGCAATAAAGTATTTATTCCCCAAGGATTTCCACTTGATTGTATTTCGCTTGTACCAGCAAAATACATCTGTTCTTGTAAAGGATTGGCAAAAGCTGAATACCATACTTCAGCATATTGAGTAATACCAGAAGATGATGTTGTAACTTGTAATACAAAACTTGGATTAGTTGCAGTTGGATATTGTGCAATTATTATAGGTGCTTGTAATGTTCCAAAAAATGTAGGGTCGCCAATACCAGTATTAGGTGCTGGAGTAAATTGAGTTATGTTTGCATCATCATAAACTGCTGGATTATATTCAGATAAATTAAGCGAAGCATTAATCATGCCATCACCTAAAAATTCTTCAGTTACTTTATTTATTCTAAAGCCTTTAGCAGTCCATCCATAATTGGCATTTGTAATAGTTACAAGATCACCAGCTTCTAATTGAATGCCTGAATAATTAATTTTGCATTGAACTTGTAAATCTTCCCTAGCCGCTTTTAAAAAACGATTAGCTAATAATTGAACTCTAATATTATCATTAACAAAATAAAGGCTAATGCTTTGTTTATTAACTGGTTCATTTGCAAACAATAATGCTGGATCAATAGTCTGTAAATCATAAGTTACAGATGCAAAACTGTCTTGAGCTGAACCATCAGGATATTTACATTCCACAACATTAAATGTATTGCTTATATCAATTGGATTAATAGTAATGCTTGAAACCATATTACTATCATTTAAATCCATTACATAATCAATTGATGGACTTTGCACAACAACTGCCCATAAAGCATTTATTTCATTGTATCTAATTAAACAATCGCATGAACTAGCCATTAATTGAAAGTTTTGCATTATGGTTAATGTAGTATCAACAACACCATCAAATTTAAACCTAGGCAATGTAGCAGTTCCACCACTATAAGGTGTATAAGTTATTAATTCATTTCCATAAGCATTTAAAGCATCTATTGATGCTGTATCTACTTGACTAGGTTTTAATGCCGCCCCATATCTAGTTGATGTCATATAGTCATATATGCAATCCCCTATATCAGTTCTTTCATTAATAATTTGAAATCTTGTTTGTTGAAGATTTGTAACGCTGGCTGATTGACTGTAATGCAAATGTATAATTGCAAAAGAACAATTAGACATTAATTTATATTCATCCCATTGATATACAAGATTATTAGCTTGCATAATTTCAATAGCTGTATAAGGTGAATTTACAGGACTATTAGATCCATTGTTATACAAATAAATCTGTATTCTTCCAGCAACAGCAGTATCAGTTACATCAGTTGATGCATCATATAAAGATGCAACTGTGTATCCATCACCTTCAAAATTAACTAATTTTCCACCATAATAAATATCGCCAAAACTAATAACATCAGGAGTTCCATTATTTTCTGTATTGGTTACTTCAGTTAAAGCTATAACAAAATATAAGTCTTGATTGTTTTCAGATATTGATAAATCAGTTATGATGCCACCGACATAAGCTGATCCATATACTACTGGAAGTTTGTTATCTCCAGCTGGTGGAATTTGTTGGCGAGAACCGGGGTTTGGTGAATTGCCACCTGAAAAATCTCCACCCATTGTTTGACTAGCAAGAGCTTGTGATACAACCACAGAAGCAGTCATAACTAATGCATAGGCTAATACTGTAGCAGTTGCCGCCTCAATTGCAAATGATTCTACTAAAAATAACGCTAGTGCTTCTGCCATTTTATGAACTCCAAATATGCCCTATATGTTTCATGTTGTATTTAGTAAAGTTTGCATTTCCATAATTATTAAAATAATATTCAACAATTTTTCCTTCTTTTTTCCATGCTTTTGCAATACTTAAATACTCTTTTAATAACTTTACTTTTATTCCTTTTGTTTTTCCATGCCACATGGCTTCTTGCAATTGATATGTTTCTGGTATCCATATACAAGGATTACGCAACGCAACTAAAAATCCTGTAGCTTTTTCATCTATTAAAACAAAACCTAATCCAGCATAAATATTTGCAAGAACTTTATCTACATGAGTAGCAGACCATTTAGATGTATCTGAAACTAATGGATGCTTATAAACCTTGTAAAAGTCTATAAGCAGTTCTTTTATCTTATCATTGTCAAATTGATTAGCAAATCTAATTTCCTCTTGGTGCATCTTTTCCAAATGGATAATTTATTGATTGTATAAAAGCAACCCTGTCCATTGATGTATCTGTTGGATTATAAAATTGCCACGCATTATTATTTGTATATCTACCAGAAACTCTATTTTGTAAAATTAATTGAACAGAAGAAGATGCAACAGTAATTACACCTACAAATTGTTTATTATCTTCATCCCATTGTTCTGATATTGCAAAAGTGCTTATGTAACCATTAAAAAATTGATAAAGACCACCAGAACCACCATCAGTTATTAATTGATTTTCTGTATCAAAAAATCCATGCCACATTTCAATTTCAGAACCTTTTATATCATGTCCCAAAACCCATCCTAATAAAGCCTGATCAATACCCACAAGAGTAATAGTAGTTTCATTAGCAGTAGATTTTATATCCCTTGTTGCATTTCCAATGCTTACCAATACTCCCAAGCCATCAAAAGGTTGTGCATCTACATCTGGAACAGTAATAGCATAAGGGGCAGTAGAAAATCTATAAGTTGCAGTAGGTGTTGTAACCCTTACAAAATCTGCATACCGAATATTATTTGTATTATCTACTGGAGCAATAATATTCATAGTACGCTTTCCATAGCTTTAAACCCACCATTCCAACTAATAAATGAATCATTAGTAATAGGCATTAAAGTATAAGTAGGGTATTCTCTAAGTATTACTGGAAAGGTTGTGCCTGTGTATGTATTGCCACCCATTGATACTGTTGTTCCATATTGACCTATTACAGCATTAATAGGACTTACAACAGGGGTCAATAGGCTTCTATGAACAGGAATATTAACTGTGCTACCAGAACCCCTTAAAACATTGGCAGTAGCTATATAAGCATATCTTCCTACTTGGCAAAAATCACCTTCTTTTACTATATATTTTCCAGATGGCATATCCACATTGGCTGGCAAATTGCCTAATACCAATACTTTATTTGCCGAACTGGTTTGCCATTGAGAAGTAGATATTTGCCCAGATGTCATTTCACCTTGATAGGTTATGTAATTTACCCATCCAGTTTCATTAAAAGATAAATATTGCTCTAAGGCTTTATCTGGAATACGCAATGAATTAAGAATTCCTCTGCTTTGAGAATAAAGCAAATAATTCATAGGTTTCATTTCAAACAAAAATGGGACAACAGTTAATACTTCTGCTGTGCTTATTTTTTGATTTCTACTAACAGATTGACCAACAAATCTTTGGTCATTAATTCCTACTGTTTCGCTAATGCTAAGAATGGTTGTTAATGACATAATTACCTCGATACAGGAATTGATCTACTAGCAGATTGATTAGCTGACCAAATTGCCATTTTATTTTTAGATAAGAATTGAGTGGCTGATTGAGTATCCATAGCATTCATTTGTGCAATATATGGTCCATTGTAAATAACTTGTGGCTGATTGTTACCCATTGCAGAAGATAATTGATTATTAGGAATAATTGTGCCAGCAGTTTTTGGCACAAACAATTCCGGTCCATTTTCACCTACTAAATGTGTAACTCCAGAATCTACTAGTCCGCCTTCTGCTCTAGGAATAATGCTAGTTATTGCACTTACTTCTTCTGGTCCACCAGCACCCATAAATCCTTTAAACAATCCACCTATTCCGCTAACTGCTTGAGCCGCCATTGCTTGCAATTGAATCTTAATCATCATTTTAATGACGCTATTTGCAAAATCTTGAAATGACAATTTGCCTGTTTCTACAAATTTATCTATTGCAGAATTCATACTGCTTGTTAAATTTCTAAATACATCATCAGCTATCTTTGCATAATTTTGTGCATCTTCAGCATATTGAGCAAATGCTTTATTCCATCCATAAGAAAATGTTGTTTGTTCGGCAATAGCGGCTTCTTCTTTTGCTTTAGCGGCTTGCACAAATGCTTCACTAAGTTCTTTTACTTTAGCAATTTGTGCATCATATTCAGCTAAAACTTTTGGAGTAGCATCACGACCAGCCGCTTCTTCTCGCCTTTTAGTAATATCCTCAATTTTTCTGCTGGTTGAATCTAATACTTGATTAACAGCTTCTTCAACTTTTCTTTGATTCTCAGTCATTCCAGCCATTTTGATTTTTGTATCTAATTGCTGTAATGCAAATTCTTGCTGTCTTTTATATTCAACAGAAATTAACTTTGCCATTTCAAGCATAGTTTTTTCTTTATCGGCAATAGTTTTTTCTTTTTCCGATAATTTGTCATATTTTGTGCCTTCTAATAAAGGTTTTGGTGCTTCTTTAGGCTTTTTAGGTGCTCCACCACCTTTAAATTCAGTTCCTTCACCCATTGGGTTATTAGGATCAAAATTAATTGCACCACCTTGATCTTTAAATTCTTGATATTGATCTTTAAGGGTAGTTAAATAATTAACAATTGCAGTTAATGGTTGAATTAGTTTAACCATGAAGTAATAAGTATTACTTACTCCCTTTTGTATATTATCCCAAGCATCACCAGCATCTTTTAATGCGGCGGCTAAATCTGGGTCTGCAATTTTTTTATATTGCTCAGTATATTTTTCCCAATCAATGCCTTTAGCAGATTTGCCCAAAAGTTCTACTGCTTTAGCATTACGCAATATTGGATCTTCAATAGCTCCCAATTGCTCTGCAACTCTTTGCATCAACTGTTCTGGATTTAGCTTTTGAACTTCAGCGGCAGTTAATCCAACTTGTTTAAAAGCATCTCTAAGTTTGTCGCTACCATCTCTTGCTTCTTGAGTATTAACTGCTAACTTAGTAAGCATTACTCCTAAATTTTCTGCTTTACCACCTGACATTTCTAGGGCTTTGCCCATGCCAACAATAGCACCTATGCTGGTATCAAATGCATCTGCCATATCGGATATAGCATCGGCTTTTTCAAAAATCTTATAAAGCCCAGCCATAGCAAGACCAACACCAAGACCAACTTT